GTCTCTCTCTTGTCTTGTCTTTGGAAGTGATGTGAAATCTGCTATCATGGCTTTTTGTTTTTGTTAAGCGATAAGCGAATTTACAAATTAATTCGTACCAATTACAAATACATATAGAAAAAGTGTAATTATTTTTCTGTTTGAGTTCAAATTAACTCCGAAAAAGTGAACTCGATGTACTCAGAGCCTTTCGGAACATCCTCTTTTTCAACTGTCAATCGGTAGATCTGCTTGTCGTTGAAGCCGTATTTGGCCTGTAAACAATCCAAAAAACTTTTGATTGGGTTGTCTATGTCGGCATTTTTACTTGATAACCCGAAACGAAGAGATAGTGACAATTTGCCACTCCCTACTTTCATCGGTTTCAGTTTTAACGATACTTCTTTTTGATAGGCTCTATACTTATCAGTTCGAAACCTGCGACCTTGCCAGCACTCATTTACGCTTAATGGCTTTATGTTTATCCTGGTCAAGCCGCTAGAAGTGTAATAGGGTTGAATGTGGTTGCTATGTGATTGTAAACCATAGTGGTCTCCAACTTGGCGTGTCCTGCTCTTTTGCTCACTTCACTAATATCAACACCAGACTCAACCAAATGAGTGAGATTGCAATGCCTTAATAGATGAGGATTGCATTTCATGTACTTTCGACAGATGTTCTGAACGCTCGTAGACGAATAAATTCCACCGAATTGACCTTCAAAAAGGTATGATGTTGGACGGTACTGTTTGAAGTATATTCTAAGGTCTTGAATCAGTTTAGATGACACTGGAACAACCCTGTCCTTTCCTCCTTTACCGTGTCGGATGAATAACGTGTTTCGGTCTCCGTCAATATCGGTTATTCTTAAATCAAGTAATTCAGATAACCGGATTCCTGCACCGTACAGAACTGACACGACCATTCTATGCTTCAAATTATCAATTGAGTTGATTCTCTCAATGACTACTTCTTGAGACATTATTTGAGGAACGCGATTCTCTTTCTTCGGATATGGAATTTTCTTGAACTTGTTTGATTGTCCGACAACGTGATCATAGTAGTTCTTCAAAGCTCCGCGATACTGCCCCATAGTTGAGGCATTGCCCTTTGATGCTATCCATTCTGTAATTTGATTTGCTGTAATGTCTCTTGGGTATTCATTGAAATCAGACAAGAACATTTTCAGTATTGATGAATACTGCTCAATAGTTCTTTTTGAGTAGTGCTTAGCTGTCAAATACGTTCGGAACAAATCTAGTTGCTTCCGAATTTTAGTTGTAGTTTTCATTGGCTTTCAGTTAGTTAACAGTTGTTGTTTTTATGCGGTAGTTAACGAAAATGTTGCAAGCAACCGCCTCAATCGGTTTGTGTCAAGGCGCACCACATCCATAGCAGTCATTACATAGTCCAATCACAGTAGCTTTGTCAATACCACAATTTCTACAAACCTTTTTTTGAGGCTCATTTTCGTTAACGACCCGATCTCCTCCATTGGGCTGAGAAAATAACGAGATTACCTTATCGGCAACCTTTCCGTAGTTTTCCATAAATAGTAGTTGACCCATAGGTTCTTCTTCACTTTTAAGAATCTCGATAATTTTCTCTTTCATCTTGTGGTTATTTAGTTATCTCAGTTTAAGTTCTTGCAACACATTCGTTAACATATCGTATAACGCAAGCCCAAAGTCGGATGACTCCCCGCAATTCCTTCGTCATTGCTCGCGTCATACGATCGGGTCGTTGTGTAATATTTTAAAAAACGACACATGAGCAAATTATTAAGATTAGTGCAATCACCCTTTCAGCCTCCAATTGACAGTGCATGTGGACTTACGTTTCAAGTTCACGTTCCATATAGTAAAGATGCTGTGACAATCCTTGTAAATCCTAGCGTTGCCGACTATAAAGAAAAAGACGGTAATGAACGTGTGGAGATTAGACAGCTTACGTTTATCCAACATACTTCTGACACTAAGCAAATATCTCTTGACTTTAAGTCGAACAACGTTAAAACAATCAAAAATGACGACAAGGAAATTGAAGTCAAATTGATGAAAATTGACACTGAAAATATTCAAGGTCAAGACTTTTTAGCCTTTGAATTATTTGTGTCAGAAATTGACTGAACCAATTTTCCGTCAACGTAGTACTTCAACTCTCCATTTTCACTAACTAATTGAAAATGGTGCATTTTTCCGTCTGACAAGTAATGCCAGAAATTGTGATTTTTCATGATTATATATTTAGAAAATAAAAAACATTACACAACATCAGATATAAAAAACGGGCGAACTTGGGTCGCGCAGTATTATCACGGTCTGCTGTTTCCGTTTTCGGGTGAAATGTCGATGGTGTCAAAGCCCTATTTTTCATATCTGTAACCGTTGACCGCCAATAACCCTACGGGTCGGGCAATCATGCCTCCTCCTGGATATACCCGCCTAACTTAACAGACAAATTGTTCATGTAGGCTCTGCATCTGATGACCTGCTCCTCAAGTTGTCGCATTGCAAGTCTGTCTCTTTGAACAGGAAAGACTTTCACTCTCAATGCAGCAGGAATGTCTGAGAACGTCATGTTACTTCTGATCTCTGCCTCAAGATCATCCGGAATGTCTGCCGTGAATCCTGACTTCCAACCTGTTCTCCTCATCTCATCATTGATCAATTCCTCTGGAGTATCAACAAGGCAATAGATCAACTCTGAATCTTCAAGGTCAAACAGCTCCATGTATCCTTGCAACTGCCACCAATAGTCCATGTTCGTCAATCGGTCATCATGCATAGGAAATGTTGACAAGCTCCAAGAAGATTTGATGTCTCGAATTTTGCCTTGAGTGTTATCAGGTTCTCCAGTTATGAAAGCGTTTGACTTTCGATCCTTGTTCTTGATGAAAAGCGTGTCAGTCAATTCAGAGTATAGCGTGATTGATTGCTCCTCAACTTGAATCCCTTTGTCCAGATACTTTGATCGGAGTTCTTCGCGCTTACCAAATACCTCCTCCTTGTGAAGTTGCTCAAGGTAGTTCTTGGTTGTTGCTGATAAAGTTGGACGCTGATCACGTTTCTCAATTAGTTGTCCGAGAGTGATGATCTGCTTGTCGGTGATGTTGCCTCCTCGTTGTTTAGCAATCAAAGTCTCAAGGAGTTCTGATTGCTTGTCTGTGAGATTAGGCTTAACGCCTGTCATCAACTTGCCCAATGATGAGCAGCGAAATTTGTAATCGGTGAAGTCTGTTCTAGTTTTCATGGTCTTACGCTTTAACAGTTAGTGATTCTCTTTTTTCGTCTATCGCTTGTTGAGCATCCTCTGTGATTTCTTCTCCAGATAACGAATCCTCAAGCATATCAAGATCGTCAATTGATTTCACTTTTTCAAGAAATTTCACAACTCTTGCAGTTTCCTCCTCCGCGTTGTTTGCCTCAATATCAATCACGTTATCAGCATATTGATATTTTCCATCTTCCGGAATGACCGCTTGATCTGCCAAGTGAGCCGTTTGCATCTCGATGGAGAGGATTCCCCAGTTACTCAAAGTGTATTTGAGAACCGTCTTTTTGGCCATTGCATCGAAGTCTGTTTTCCACGGTCCATTTGCGAAACTCTTTGAGAATCTTTTAGCGTGTTGCTCAACCTTTTCTCTGCTCCAGAATACCGTCTTTGTAAATCCGTTCAGCAACTCAAAGTGAGCAGCGTATCCGACAACCTTTCCTGTTCCATCAACCGAGAAGTCTGCATCAATTTGTTCTGTTAACGCATTGAATCCGTTGTATTGATTCTCATATACTTCAATCGCATTGATTGATTTGTAACGTCCTGACCTCTGAGCCAGTTCAACGAATCCCTTGTATCCTATTTGAAACTGTGCCTGACCTTTGAATGGTACAATCCATGCTCGTCCGAGACTTTGATTGATCGGAAGGTCTAATGATGCAGCAGTTGCAGCAGCGTTTAGAATTGTTGCAGGATCTGCCTTTGCAAGTAGATTGTTGTTGTTTACCGTCTGAAGTACAGAGGAGATGAATCCTGCTGACTTCTGTCCGAGCATTTTCTCAAACTTCTGTTGAACAGATTCTGAGTTGAAATACTGATTTACTGTTAATTGCGTACTCATGTCTATTGATTTTGATTATTGATTACTGATTAAATTTCTACCCATTCAGAATGAACCTTAAGTATTTTGTAGCCGTTCCCCTTCAATAGTTCTATTGCTTCTTGTAGTCTATCGGATAGCTCACGCTTGTCTTCTGAATTTGATTGTTGAGCTTCATTCATAACGGTCTTTTCCTCCGTAAACTTGACCCATGTTTTTGATTGAAAACTACCATTGCTTGCATACTGCTCAATGAACTTTGCGAGTCCTTTCTTCTTCAGTATCTCTTTTGGGAAGCCGTTCTTAATAGCTACCGTATTGAACTGGTTTGAAGTGAATACTCGCGGCATTTGAAGCATGGTTTTTTTTAGAATTTCTTCTCTGTTCATTTGTCTATTGATTTTGATTATTGATTACTGATTAAATGTTTCCGATGATATTCAACTTTAACTCGAACAACTCCTCCATTATTGGGTCATTGTCAAGTCCTGCAAGTGCCATGTAATTATATGCACCTTTCATCTGTTCGATATTGGTGCAACTATTGATAACGTCCATGACCTTTTTTCTGAGTGATTTCATTTGCTTACTTTTGTGATGTCTATTCGTTTCATGGTTAGTTTGGGAGTTGCTTCATCGCGCTCCCTTTCTTTTTTAAACTGTGATTCCTTTCTCCTGGAGCAACCTGACGCATTCATCATATACTTTCAAGCGTCTGTTCCGGTATCTTGGCCGACCTCCTTCACGATAAGTCTGGAGAACATCGCAAACGGTTGAGTATGGTATCTGTGCCTTTTCGCTGACTCCCTTGTTAATGTTCTGATGAACTTTTTTCCGCATTGATAACGGCATCAATTCTCTGATTCTGTTGATCGTTTCTTGGTTGTATTCCATGTCCTTAAATGATTTTGT